TCAGTCTCCATTTTTTATATAGATACTGTTTTTTTTAAGCGTCTTCTTCCTCACTTTCATCATCATCAATAAAATCTTTTAGACTTTCACCATCATCGTCATCTTCACTTTCTTCATCTGAATAAAGTTCATCACCGGTGTCAATATCAGAACCTATTTCAGAATCATGTTCTTCCTTAGAATAATCATCTTCGAGAACAATATCTTCTGGAATGTACAACTCTGGCTTCTTTATAAGGCGGGTGGATTTCCTTCTAACGAATACCATTTACATATATAAAGACTTGTGCTTTTTAAGTACCTTAATTTGGGTAGAGTGTCTTAACAATACTCCCATTTAATCTATAAGTCCTCGCCTTACCCCTTGTACACATCGGACACTTTTGGGTTATTTCATACTTTTTGATTGCATATGACATATATTGACCATCGTGGTTACCACCAATTGTTTCACAATAAGTTGATGTTGTAAGCACCATAAAATCCTTCTTCTGTCTAGAAATACTTATAACACGTGTATCTTCTGGACATTTCATACACTTGTGCATGAATGATTCTAAACGTGGTTTGACATCAGATTGTTTCACTTGTGGTTTTTCTTCAAACTTTTTAATTTCTGGACACTTCCTGAGGTCCTCTTTTTTGGGATATAACTTTTCAACTATTTTGGGGGGGAGTTGATGTTTACGACCATAAAAATCTTTACAGAAACCATCCCTCCTACCCCTCACAGTCTCACACCGACAAAAACACTTCTGGGCTATGACAGAACCACTAATATGAAACCATACATGATTTGAACCATGGGGTCTCTTGAGATTTTCACAATACTTAGAGTTTGTACTCACTAGGTACGTTTCATTATGTTTGAATAACTTTGTAACAATTGCACCCCCCTGTCCATCCATATTAGTTTGTATAAATTTATGGAGGAGACCTTTGAGTTCGTCATTCTCAATTTCATCTTTAGTTTGTGCCGTTGTAAACGAACCCTCCTTAATGGCTGTTGATGGTGGTTCAACTGTGACATGTTGGACTTGATCAGTCCTCACAGAAGACATTTTTAGAATATCCATATCTGGGGCTTGTCCAATCTTTAGGAGGGTACTCAAAGGTCCACATTTATAAACAAATACGGGGAGGTACGCCACTTGTACAATCTTACCCTTTCCCTCACATCCTTCACATCCTTGTCCACCACATTGTTGATGTTTTTCTAACTTATATGACCACGGCATACGAAGACCACTCCCCTTTGTTCTTCTCTCAAGGCTCCCATACACCGAGGAATCTATAATTTCATTCCAATCTACGGAACCCTTCGCTGTTGTGAGAGATATAAGAATATGTTCACGTAGAGCCACAGCTGCTGATTGATTTACAACAAATCCTGGCCAATTGAGATGTACACCCGTCTTTATGAGATCACCGGACTTTTTAGGGGGTGCTACTGAGATGAGACATTCTTTACCACCATGGCGTTTCACTTTATCACATATAATCTTACACATGGACTTAATCTCCTCTATAGTTAGAGCCTTCTCATCTTTGTAGTCTATGTCAACGAAGAAGTTATAATTTGGAGTCTTCTGTTCAACGACAAAAAGTTTCTCACCCCTCTTGACAGCGTCAAGATACTTCTCATGGAAGTCATTCAATTTATCGAAAGGCACGGAAAGGACACCACCGTCCAGGAGCACATGCGATAGATTGGTTGCATTATTAAAATTATTGTGGCTACACCACTTCTTAAACATATCTTATTATCATCTCTATTCTCTAAACCATCTCATACAAGAGACGTCTTGATACTCCTGGGTTTGAGAAAGTTCTTTTTTTATAGTTAAAAGCTCGTACACTGTCTTATCTTCATTATCCTTCACCCACCATTCAACCTCTTCATCACAGAGACCTCTATTTTTTTTAAGGAGTTCCCCAATTTGCATTAAAATGTAAGCTTTAGACTTCATCCTATTTTATAGAAAAGTTTTTTCTATTTAAGGAACTCACACATGAATAAAATTCTGGATTTCTTATAATATTTTCAATTATAAGATTCCATTGTTTACGTGAATTAAACTCCTCGAGTGTATCATAACTCATATAGTCATTTTCATCATATGTTTTTTTTATTGGTAATTTTTGTATCTTTCTCAAATTCATTTTCTGCTTCTCATCGTAAAAACTTTTGACTAATGATTGTTGTTGGGTTCTATTATAATCCACAAAGAATACAAAAACATTATATTCTAGATCCACTGTGGGACTTTCTTTTACTGTAAATTTGAACTCTGTATATTCACCACTCTTTAATGATATCACCCCACGAGTCTCTTCTTCAAGCTCCCTAAGGGCACATCTAATTGGATTGAATATTTCTCTCCTTCTACATCCACCTGTTACAAAAATCCATTCCTTAAATCTCCTATCCCTCACAGTGAGGAATCGCGGTTTTTCGTCAGCAAAACTGACTGGTATAGCTATAGCTTTGTATTTTTTCATTGCGCATTCGCAAGTTATAATATCCTGACATGTTTATTCCTCAATATTTTGTTCAGTAGTCTCTTCTTGTGCAACCTTTGGGGCTGGTTGAGGCTCTGGGGTACTTAATTTCTGGATGAGCTGACCTGAAAAGTTCTTTAGGTTATCAACATCCTGTTTAGTCTTATTCATCTCCTTGAAGAGGAAAATAACACCAGCGATCGCGACAATCGTCGCGACCATCATAAGAGTTTCACGGTCCATTTGAATCATTATACACTATACTTGATTCTTCTTTTTAAGTAATAACACCCATATGTGTTCTTCCTGAAGTTGGACATTCATATGGACTTTGGGCAAATTGAACGGCTTGGTAATGTGTATCTTCACACGATTTTTCAGTTGGTGGCCTGGGCTGTCCAACAAACGTCTCGAGTGTCCTAGATTTAGGATCATACATCAATACAAAAACGATGGCGATGAGGAAAATTAGTTTCCACATGTTGTTTATTAATTAGTTAGAATATAAAAGTCCCCCCATACCATTCTCAATGCGGAGCACATTGTAGTTCACAGCATAAATATCGTCATCACAATCATTGAGATCATTCACGATGCGGGCAGAGTCAAGGCGGGAGAAGTTGAGAGTACCAGTTGGCTGAAGCTTAGAGGTATCAAGGCAGAAGGGCATCAAGAAGAGTTTCTCAACGGTGGGAGCCGCGATCGCCGAGCTCGCGTAGGGAGTGTGGTAGTAAAGGGGTACAACGGAGAAGTTGGGGTTACCAAACTTGAAATCAGAAACATCGGTACCGTTGATCTGGAGCTTAATCTTATTGTCAACACCACCAGTGCCACCAAGAATGTTTACAGCAGACGCATTAGCAGCCGCGAGATACTTGATTGGGTGATTGAAGTTGATCTCTTGGATCTTAGCACCTGAGGCAGTAGCCTTCTGGGTTTGGGTGATGAGCATATTCTGGGGAGTAGAAGCGAAATAGTCACGCTCATTGGTGTCAAGGTACGCGTAGTTCGCGTAGACATCCCACTTGAAGCTGTTATCAGCCGCGGCAGCACCCCAAGTGATACGAAGCTCAACATCGTGGTACTGGAGGGCGATGAGGGGGAGGGCAGTCTGCCAGTTCTCACAGAAGGCGAAACGGAGAGGGTAGAAACTCTCATTTACAGCACCACCGTAGAGGCCACCCGCAACCGACTTGGACGAGGAAGTAGCCGAGAGGGTTGGTGCGATGAGGGTAGAGTAGGTAGAATCCTGCTCATCAATCACCTGACCACCGATGAGGAGCTCAACCTTGGAAATCACAGTCCTCCAATCGGTAACGACTTTGGTAACGGAACCATCATTGGGGACAAAGTAGACATAGTTGAGGAGGTCCCCCTTGCGCTCGAAGCGAATGGTGGACATACCATTGTTGGAAACATTCCCCTGGATCACCTGACGTTCCACTGTTTGGGAGAAGTTGGTATGACGTTTATACGTAGATCGAAAAAAGCTAATCTCAGGTGAACCGACGAGGTGGGCATCTTGGGCACCGACAGCAACGAGTTGGGCAATACCACCAGACATTTTATAGTATATTGAGACTTTATTTTTAAGTATCGGTCAATATAATGTAAAATTAAACATTTAGATTTTCATGATATAAACTAATAGATGGTATGGGTTTGTAACTGATATAGCAACCCCTTGTCCCGTTTGGCCTGTGGTACCCGCATGGGTGTGAAGCATGTTGGATGCATTGGAAGTGTGTGGGTGACTAATATTTTGCGACGGAACATTCTGATGGCTGTGAGATGCATTACCACTAGTGGCGGGTATACCATGGGCATGTTGTCCACCAGCGGCTTCCGTAGTATGGTCATGGGTCGGATCAACAGGTGTATTTGGATGGCTGTGAAGTGAAGCAGCGGCACCCGTGTCTCCATGGTTATGAGGTGCATTAGATTGTGATGTATTCGATAGGTTATTATTCCTGATCATAAACCCCCGGGGTTGGTACGGCGGTGACCCGAGTTGGACGTTGACGTTTACTTGGGGTATAGTGTGGGTGTGGGGGGTGGACTTATTAACTCCATTGTGACCACTGTGAGGCATGTTGGCGGCGATGGCATTATGAGAGTGAGGTGCATTAGCTTGTGTACTCTCTCCTCCATGGCTGTGAGGCACTTCATGATCAGCGGTTGGATGGCTGTGAGGCATGTTGCTGTTCCCGGAAGTCCCATGGCCGTGAGGTGCATTGGAGTTATTACTAGTACCATGGTCGTGAGGTGCAGAGTTGTTCCCAGTGCTAAATGGATGTGCATGTCCAGCAAGATTAGCTTCTGACAATGTTACAGTATTTACGCCAGCGGTCTGACCCACCTGGGGAGCACTATTAACTCCTCTGACAAAGCGGTTCCTAAGATCTGGGGCGTTAATTACTCCATTCCCATCACTCCTAGTTATATTAGTTGTACCGTCACATATGTGCCACCCTGTTGGGATTGTTTCAACTGATCCATACCATATCCCAAGTAAACCGATAGGGACTTGGGAATTGGTTACACCATTAATAATTAGAGAGTCTGCTTTGACATCTCCATTTACATTTAATTTAAAACTCCCTGGATCATCTGTACCAATACCAATGTTGCCACC